TCATGCCCCCTGACCTGTGTTCCCCCCTGCCGCTCGACGGCCGCAGAACGCGGCCCGTATCCGGTTCACGGGCATCGGATACGACGTCGAACGCGCTCGCGAAGCGGCAGGGGCTCAAACGTCTATCCCGCGTGGACATCCCAGGCGCCCGTCGCGTATAGTCGGAGCTGACAGGACACCGCAACGGAGGAGAGCACGTGGACACGATCACCACTCACGGCCACGACACCTGGAACGACTGGATCAACGACCCGCACAACGCCACCGCCGACGACCTCGTCAAGCTGGGCGCCCTGCGCAAGTTCATCTTCGCCGCCGCCGAAGACGGCCACAACAGTGAGCCGATGAAGCTCACCACCGAGTGGGTCAACAAGAAGCTCGCCCCTCTCGGTGTCGCTGACCGCCTCGACGGCGACAACATGTACACCATGGAGGCGCCCGCCACGGGCACCTACCGCAGGCAGGTCGTCGCCTCCAACCGCGACGCCGCTGCCCGCGCCTTCGCCAACCCGAGCGGCGAACTGATCGCCATCACCGGCTACACCCTCCTGGCCGTCCCGACGTTCGTCTCCGGCCCGGAAGACCCGGACCCGGCCGCCGTGCACCCCGACGCGCCCACCACGGTCACTGGCACCCTGGAGAAGTTCCGTGAGGGCCTCATGCTGGCCGTCATCGCCGGTCCGCGTCTCTGCGACCATGGGGTGAACGAGGTGCTGGCCGACTTCGGCCTGGACCCGATCCCGGCGCGCAAGGAGTTCACGGTGACCCGCCCGGCGACCGCGACGGCGACCACGACCGTCACGGCGTACGACGCCGCCAGCGCGGAGCGGGTCGCGGAGTGGCGCTGGGAGAACGGCCACACCGCGTACACCGCTGAGCTGGCCGACGGGTCGGGCGGCTTCGTCGTCGCCGAGCGGTGACGCCCTTCCTGGCGGGCCTGTTCGGCGCGGTTATTGGGATTGCCGCCTACGACCTTCTGCAAGTCTTTCTGGAGACCCTGCGGACCAGGCACCGACGGCGCAAGTGACAGTTTTTACAGCCCTCTTGCCCTGCTGGGCGAGGGGGCTGTATGCTGTGCATAGACAGACCAACGAGGAGGGCACCATGAAGAACCCCATCAAGGCGATCATCGAGACCGCCAAGAAGAACGCCGCCGACAAGGCCAGCGCCGCCCAGGCCGCTGCCGCCCGCACCGCCCGCCTCGACAACATGTTCGAGAAGGGCTGATCATGTTCTCCCGTATCCGCAGCTGGTTCCGCCGCTCCCCCCGCCTGGAGATCGTGCGGGGCGACATCACCACCCTGGAAGTCGACGCCATCGTCAACGCCGCCAAGTCGTCCCTGCTGGGCGGCGGCGGCGTTGACGGCGCCATCCACGAGGCGGCCGGTCCGCAGCTGCTCGAAGAGTGCATGCGCCTGCGCGCCGCCATCTACCCGCACGGCCTGTGCGTCGGAGAGGCCGCCGTCACCGGCGGCGGCAAGCTCCCCGCCATGTACGTCATCCACACCGTCGGCCCGCACTACCGCAAAGAGCCTGACCCGGCCCTGCTGCGCGCCTGCTACACGAACTCCCTGGCCGCCGCCGACCGGCTGAAGGCCCGCAGCGTCGCCTTCCCGCTGATCTCCTCCGGCGTCTACGCCTGGCCGGTCGGCGACGCCATCCACCAGGCCATCACCGCCATCCAGGGCGCCCGGACCAGCGTCAGGGACATCAAGCTGGTCACGTTCGACGCGCACACCTACACGCTGGCCAAGGCCATCCTCGCGGGAAGGCCGGGCCTGTGAAGCTGGCAGTCGTGTTCGAGGTGCCCGACGGCACCGACTACGCCGAGGTCGTCGGCCGGATGATCGCCCACCACGCGTTCGCAGGCGAGCAGGAGATCAAGCACTGGTCGTTCGACCTGGAGATGCGGCCCACGGCCGCCCTCCAGTTCGACGCCGACCTGGCCCAGGCCGTCACCACCGTCGCCCCGGAGATGCCCAGCGACCTTGTCCTGGCGGTCACGGCCCTCGTGCAGGACATGGACCGCAACGCCCGTGGATACGGATGGGAAGTCGGTCGCGGCCAGCCGCTGCGCGAGGTCATGACGGCCAGCCCGGACAACCCGTTCATGGACCCGGACTGGCAGGCACCCGTAGCGGCTGCGGGCGACGGACAGACCTGACCACCGTGCGCATACAAGGGCCGGGCTGACCACCTACGATGGTGGTCATGCCCGGCCTTTCTGTCGTATACGTGATCTACCTGCTGGCCTTCGCCCGGCTTGTCGTAATGCTCACCGCAGACATGCTCACCGCCCGCCCCCGCGACGCCGCCGCCACCGCCCTGAAGGACCGTGGCCACCACATGCTGGCCTACCTGCTGCTGTGCCCCTGGTGCATCAGCGTCTGGCTGGCTATTCCCGCCGCCCCGATCATCTACGCTTACGGCGATTCGCCGTGGCTGTTCGTGCCCGCACTCGCGCTGGCCCTGTCCGCTGCGGCCGGGGCACTTGCCCGTGTGAAGGGGTGACCGAGTGGGACTGCTGAGCAAGCGTAGGACCGTCCCGGCCGGAGGCACTGATGGCCCCGGCTCGCGCCCGGCCAACGCGCTGATCGGCGCCGCCGTCCCCATCAAGCTCGACGACGCCGCGTCGTGGCAGATGTTCAAGCTCGGCGACCACCGCTGGCAGCACGAAGCATGGCGACACTACGACATCTGCGGGGAGATGCGGTTCGTCGTCAACTGGATGGGCAACGCCGTCTCCCGCTGCCGCATGTACGCCGCGTCCGTCTCGTCGGACGGCACCGTCGGCAGCGAGGTCGACGACGAGAAGGTCCGCGCCATCGCGGAGACCATGTTCGGCACGCCCGCCTCCAAGGCGCAGGCGCAGCGCCTGATGGCCATCAACATGATGGTCGCCGGGGACGTGTTCATCGTCGCGGAAGGCTATGAGGCTGCTTCCGAGGACGCGGACAAGTGGTACGTCTGTTCGTCGTCGGAGATCACCCGGCGCGGCGACGACATCATGGTCCGCCGGTCGATCACCCACGGCGGCGGCACGTACAAGCTGGACCCGAAGAAAGACCTCCTGATCAGGGCGTGGAACCCGCACCCCCGCCGGTACGACGCCGCCGACTCGACCGTCCGGGCGATCCTGCCCGTGCTGCGTGAGCTGGAGCAGTGCACGAAGCGCGTCTTCGCCGAGCTGGACTCGCGCCTGGCCGGTGCCGGGATCCTGCTGCTGCCAGACTCCATCGCCTTCCCGTCCGCCCCCGGCGAGGTGCCCGGCGACTCCCGGCAGTCGGGCATCGACGGGTTCGCGCAGCTGCTTCAGAAGACGATGGCGACGTCGTTGCAGCAGCGTGACAGTGCTGCCGCCCTGGTCCCGATCATCTTGCAGGTCGCGACTGAGGCCCTCGACAAGATCAAGCACCTGACGTTCGACTCGCAGATCTCCGACAAGGTCGTCGAGATGCGCAAGGCGGCCGTCGAACGGATGGCGATGTCGCTGGACATCCCGCCCGAGGTGCTGACCGGCATGGGCGACTCGAACCACTGGTCGGCGTGGGCCATCGAAGAGTCGTCGATCAAGATCCATATCGAGCCGCTGCTGATCCAGCTCGCCGACGCCCTCAACGTCGGCTACTTCCAGCCCGCCCTGAAGACCGCAGGCGTCGCCAACCCGGAGAAGTACACCCTCTGGTTCGACATCGCCGCCCTGACCGTCCGCTCCAACCGCTCGGAGCAGGCCCTCCAGTACTCGGAGAAGGGCCTCATCAGCGACAAGGCCGCCCGCGACAACGGCGCCTTCACCGACGACGACGCCCCCGACAACAAGGAAGTCGTCTACGGCCTGGTCAAGGCACTCGTCCTGGCCAACCCGGCGTACGCCACCGACCCTGAGGTGCAGAAGGTTCTCGGCCTCCCGCCGATCAAGTCCCAGGAGCCCGGCGCCCCGCCCGGGGACCTGATGCCCGGCGACCCCGGCTACGACGAAGCAGGCGCAGACCCGGCTGACGCTGGTGCACGTGGCCTGCCGCAGTTCCCGTCCGTGGAGGACGCCGTCCAGGGCAAGGTCGGTGGCGGCGGCAAGCTCGGCGCCCTCGCCGCGTCCGCCCGCTCCCAGGGCGGCGACCCCCTGTTCTACGCCGCCGACTCGGCGATGCGCCGGGCATTGGAGCTGGCCGGGGGCCGCCTCGTGCCCGGCCCGGCCCGCGCCCGCCACCAGGTCCCGAAGCACGAACTGCACACCCGTGTCATCGCCGACCGGACCCGAGTCCCGTCGCTGCTGGCCGGGGCATGGACGCACGTCCGGGAGCAGGCCACAGAGCTGGGCGTCGACCCTGACGTCCTGGAGTCGGTGCTCAGCAGCTACGCCACTGAACTGTTGACGCGCGGCGTCGCCCACGAGCCGGAGTTCCTGCGCTCGATGCTGCGCGAGACCCGAGGAGAACTCGTCTCATGATCGATCCCCGAGTGTGCAACGAAGTCGGTCCCCACCTCTGCCTGGTGCTGGGCTGGCACGCCGACCACCAGGCCAAGATCGAAAATGACACGGTGATGCAGCCCGGCCAGCCCCGATTCCGGGTTGGCAACCACCAGCCGCAGAACATCTACGACGGCGACAAGTACATCGGCGTGATGTTCTCGGCGCCGCATGCCGCCCGGGTGGTCGCCGCCCTCAACGACACCGAGGCCCGCTTCACCGCCGAGCGGTGGCCGACGTGATCGGCGAGATGATGCGGAGAGTGACGAATGAAGATCATTCTTGCCCGATCCCCCGGGCTGGTACCCCAATCCAGTCACGCAGCGTGGCATTCGGGTGTTAGGTGTCCTGCTGTCCCGCCGCCGCAGGGACCGCCGACGGCGCCTGGCGGCCGCACTCGCGGAGGTGAGACGTGCTAGCCGAACAGATCACCGCGATAGCGCGGTTTGCTGAGGCCGTCAGCAAGCTGAAGAGGGCGCAGGACCGGCGCGACGGGGTCACCCTGACCGTCGCCGAGGTGGACGGGCTCATCTGGGGAATCAAGACGCTGAGGGAAGGTAGCGAAGATGCCGCAGCCAGCGACCCTGCCTAACGCCGCCGCGCAGCAGCAGGCGGCCGTGGCGGTCTTCGCCCAGTACGAGCCGCCCCTGTATGAGGCGTACCTGGACATGATGCTGGAGTGGCTCGCCGCCGTCCGGACCGCCATGTTCGCCGGTGGCGTTGCCCGCCTGGCGCTCGTGCCCGACCCGATGAAGGTCTTCTCGCAGGGGCCGAAGTGGGCGGCCCTCACCGCGAAGTACTCGGCGAAGGTCGCGGAGGAGGTGCTTGCCGCCCCGTACCGTGACCTGTTTGCGGACGGCACCCTGTTCGATTCGCGGCCGTTCGTGCGCAACTGGATCGCCGACACCGACAACCGTCTTCGGGCTGTCCCCGATGAGGTCTTCGGCCTGGTCTCCCACATTATTGACTCGGCAACTACCAACGGGGCGAGCATCCCCGACGTCCAGGACCAGGTCGAGCAGCTGTTCGGCGACACCGGCGTGCAGCGGTGGAAGAACCGGGCACGGACCGTCGCGCGGACCGAGGTCGTCGGCGCCTACAACGGCGGTCTGCACGACGCCTTCTCGATGATCGTCGACAACGACGACTCCGGCACGAAGTACGTGCACCGGTGGCTGGCCACCGAAGACCAGCGGACCCGTCCCGATCACCGCGAGGCCGACGGCCAGGTGCAGCCGTGGGGCACCCCGTTCCGGCTCGGCCCCGAAGGCGTCGTGCCGATGATGCACCCGCACGCCGCCGGGGCGCCCGCCGACCAGGTGGTCAACTGCCGGTGTGTCGAGCTGATGGAGATCGAAAACGAGCCCACACCGATGGGCAACCGTCAGTACAAGACGCCGTCGCTACGCGCCTCGATCACCCTCATGCAGGAGGTGTGCACCGACGGCCAGTTCTGCAAGCTCACCCACAAGCCTGGCCTGTGCAAGGGGCAGAAGCGTGGCGGCACCGAACCCGACTACCAGGACGCCACGAAGAAGACCCCCGCGCAGGTCGCTCAGACGGCCGTCACCGGCCTGGAGAAGGCCATCCAGCAGGCGGCAGCTGTCGCCGCGCAGAACCCCGGAAACCCGAAGCTGGCCGCCATGGCACGCAAGGCCATCTCCGGCTACAAGCGCGCCCTCGCCCCGCACAAGCAGAAGCTGAAGGATGCCACCCGCGAAAACGACCAGGCGAAGCGCACCGGCGTGCAGGACACCAACCAGCAGGACACCCTGGACCGCCGTGCAGCCCGCCACAAGGACACCCTGAAGCGCCGCGCGCAGCGGATCCTGGAACGCCGCGCAGAGAAGGCGAAGCTCGCCAAGATGTCGCCGAAGGAGCGCACCGCCTACCACAAGGCCAAGGCGGCGGCGGCAGCGAAGAAGCGTAAGCACGAGGAGAACAAGACCTTGAGAGAAGCCAGCAAGTGACCCCGTTCGTGGCCATCGTCCCTTCTCGCGGACGGCCTGAGGCTGTCCGCGAGGTGGTCACCGCCTTCTACCAGACGTGCACCGCCAACACGAAGCTTGTCGTCGCCGTCGACTCCGACGATCCGCTGCTCGACGGATACGAGACCTTCACCAGGACCGAGCCGAACGCGGAGCTGTTCGTCGCCCCGGCCCCCTCGACGATGGTCGCCACCCTGAACGCCGCCGCCGTGCACTACGCGCCGACCGCTCGCGCCCTAGGCTTCCTCGGCGACGACCACCGGCCGCGCACCCCCGGCTGGGACGGCAACTATCTGCGCGCCCTGGCCAAGCTCGGCACCGGTCTCGTCTACGGCGACGACCTTCTCCAGCATGAGCGGATCCCCACTCAGGTCGCGATGACCTCCGACATCGTGCTCGCGCTCGGGCACATGGCCCCGGCGTGCCTGACCCACCTGTTCGTCGACAACTACTGGCTCGACCTGGGCAAGGGTGCCGACTGCATCACCTACCTGGCGGACACGGTTGTCGAGCACGTCCACCCGTTCGCGGGAAAGGCGCAGATGGACGACGGGTATGTGCGTGTCAACGATCCGAGGATGTATGCCCGGGACAGTCAGGCGTACGGGGACTATGCTTCCCGTCACCTGATGGCCGACATCCAGAAAGTGAAGGCGTTGCGATGATGCGCAAGCGGCTACGGCCGATGCCCACGGAGCACGAGCTGGTCGAGATGTACCAGGTCCCGCACGACCACCGGCGCTGGCAGGATCACCTGTTCAGGGTCGACATCACCTCCGCAATCTCGGGCCTGATGGCCACCCCGGGCGGTAGCGTCGCCGACCTGTCCTGCGGCAACGCGGCGATTGCCGAGCGGCTGAAGAAGTCCCACGACGTCCGCCTGGTCCTCGGGGACTTCGCCCCCGGCTACGAGCACACCGGCCCGATCGAACAGACGATCGAGGTCATCGACCCGGTGGACCTGTTCATCTGCTCGGAGACGATCGAGCACCTCGACGACCCTGAAGCGGTCCTGGCCCGGATCCGGGTGAAGACGGACCGGCTGGTCCTGTCGACCCCCGACGGCGAGGACGACGACCGCAACCCCGAACATGTGTGGGGCTGGGACTCTGAAGAGGTCGAGAAGATGCTGCTCGGGGCGGGCTTCTCCCCGGGCCTGCACACCACCGTCGACACCCGCCGGTTCGGCGGCGTCTACGTCTACCAGATCTGGGCGGCCCGGTGAGAGCGCTGATCACGGGCTGTTCCGGCTTCGTCGGCCGCCACATGACGGAACGCCTCGATCTGATGGGCTGGGACACGGCCGGGCTCGACATCGCCCACGGCTTCGACGCCCTCGACTACTACCGCACCGGATCGACGCGGTACGACCTGGTCGTGCACGCTGCCGCCAGCTCGCCGCACCGCGCCGCCATCGACGGCGAGCCGCAGCACTTCGCCCGGAATCTGCGGCTGGACTCGTCGATGTTCGAATGGGCTGTGCGGACCGGGCAGGGCCGCGTCCTGTACCTGTCCAGCTCGGCCGCCTACCCGATTAGGTACCAGCTTCGCCCCGGCCTCCTGGAGCCGCTGTACGAAGAGATGGTGGACCTCGACGATGCCGAGGAGCCCGACGCCGTCTACGGGTGGGCGAAGCTCACCGGCGAGCGCCTGGCCGCCGAAGCCCGCAAGGCTGGCCTGCCCGTCACCGTGGTCCGGCCGTTCTCCGGCTACGGCGAGGACCAGTCGACGGACTTCCCGTTCCGAGCCATCCTCGACCGGGTGATCCGCCGCGAGGACCCGCTGACGGTGTGGGGTACGGGGACGCAGGTCCGCGACTGGATCCACATCGACGATGTGGTGTCCGGGATGTTGGCCGTTGCCGAGTCGGGCACGACCGAGCCGGTCAACCTGTGCACGGGCGTGGGGACGACGATGTCCGAGCTGGCGCAGCTCGCCGCCCAGGTGGCGGGCTACTCGCCGACGATCGAGACCCTGCCCGACAAGCCTGCGGGGGTCGACTACCGGATTGGTGATCCGACCCGCTTCCACGGGATCTACACGCCGAAGGTGACGTTGGAGCAGGGGGTTATCCGCGCTCTGCGTGTCTAGCCTTCAAGATCGAAAACAACCGGTATGCTCACGGCATGACGACGCTCGGGCGGCTGGTGCAGGGGTACGGATTCCATGTCGCACCCCTGCCCACGTTCGACATCGACGCCGTCACCGGGCAGATCTACACGGACACGCTCACCGCCTCCGGCACCGGCTTCATGCCGATCCTCGGGAGCCCGCCCGTCATCTGGGCGTCAATCGCTGGCTGGGTCAACCAGGACGACGACGCCCACGAGCCGTGCTCCCTGACCGCCTGCCGCGCCCCGCTGCACCCCGGCCCCTGCAAGGGCTGGAAGGGCACCCTGCACTCCGTCTCCCCGCACATCTGGAAGCAGGTGGAAGACGAGCGGGTCGCCAAGGCCAACGCCCGCCGGGTGAAGCGGATCGCCGACCTGCGCTCGCAGGGCAAGCCCATCCCCCGCAAGCTGCTCACCGAGATCAAGGCGAAGCCTGCCCCCGGCACCGGCTCCGGCCACACCCACCCGGCGACCGGCGCCACCCCCACCCCCCTGGGCAAGGTCAACCAGCAGGCCGACCTTGCGGGTGGGCAGGCGCACAACGCCTCGCGGGCGATCAACCAGGCCGCCGGGATCAAGACGAACACGGCACCGTTGCCGACCGGCCCAAAGGGCAAGAAGCCGACCGTCGCCGGGCGCGGCCCTGCGTTCGTCATCACGCAGCCGAAGGTCACCGACCAGTACAAGCTCGACAAGGCATCGAAGCTCACCGCGCAGGAATGGTCGGACCTTTCCCCGGCAGACCGGACCGCGATCCGTGACGAGCTGGAAGCGATCAAGGTACGCGGCTTCGGCCCGCAGCAGACCCGCGCCGATGCCCTCCTGGCGAAGCTGCCCGCCGGGACGACCCTCGGCGGCACCACGCCCGCATCGGCCCCGGCCGCCCCCCACGTGCCGTCTGCGGCCCCGGGGAAGACGACCCTGGGCCAGGCCACCAAGCTCATCCCCCCGACGCCCACGCCGCAGCTGCCCGCCCCCGCACCGGCCCCGAAGCGCGGGAGCCGCGACTCCCTCGGCGTGCTCAACAAGCCCCTGCCCGGCGGCTCCGTCACCTCCACCTCCGTCGGCCTGCCCAATGGCTACCGGATCACCCGCGACGGCATGGGCTACAGCCTCAAGCACAACGGCAAGCTGATCCGGACCAGCTCGACGCAGGCGGCCCTGGAGAAGTACGCCCATGATCACGCCAACGTCCACGGTGGCAATGCCACCCCGCCAACCCCGCCCGCGCCGCCGTCCGGTCCGACCCCGCAGGCTCCCGGGCCGCCGTCCAACACCCCGCAGGCGTTCCCGCCGCACCTCCAGCACGCCCGCGCCGTCGCCGGTCGCGCCCTCGGCGGACGCCCGACGGCGAAGACCCATGTCGACGTCTACGGCAAGCTGTCCAAGGACGACTTCGATCGCCTCGACACGCAGACGCAGCGGACCATCCGCGACGACCTGGCCAACGCGAAGGCGAAGTTCCTCGACCCGAAGAAGTCGCAGGCCGCGCAGGATCTCCTCGATCGTTTTGGATCAAGGCACACCGGCCCGGCCCCGGGCGCCCCGGCGGCCACCGCACCGAGTGGGACTCCGACCCCCGCGCCTACCGGCGGCCGGAAGACCTTCACCGTCACCCACAACGGCAAGACGGTCACCCGCACCAGCAACCAGCCGTATACCCACGCCTCGATCGTGCGCTGGCCGGACGGCACCGAAGGGGTCGTCAGCTTCCACAACAGTGAGGCCGCCGCCCTGAAGGGTGTCCTCACCGCCCAGCAGAAGCAGAACGGCGCGCAGGTCGTCAAGGCCGTCGCGGTCAAGGTCGACACCCCGAGCGCTCCGGCGCACCCGAAGGGCTACAGCGACCCGCAGCAGCAGGTCGTCAAGGCCGCCGCCAGCGCCGCACCGACCGATGATGTCCTGAAGGCTGTTGCCCGGCTGTCCCCGGAGCAGGTCGGCAAGCTCGACGACGTCGACAAGCGGACGGTGCTCGGTCGGCTGGCGTTCATCGCCACCCACCCGAAGGCCACCGACGCGCAGAAGGCGTCGGCCGCCGCCTACGGCCGGATGATCAACAAGGGCAGCCCGGCGCAGACGTCCCGCAAGTGGGACCACACCCCGTCCCTCGGCGAACTGCACGGCGAGGAGAAGACGTCCGGCGTACAGCAGCGCCTCGACGCCCTCGACGCCGCGAAGGCTCCAAGGAGCCCCGCCACCGCTGCGGCCCGCCTCCAGGCCCTCAGTGCGCTGACCAAGCCGCAGTTCGACGCTCTCAACCCTGACGAGCAGCGGCAGATCCTCGACGCCCTCCAGGCCCTGCACCACGACCGGATCCACAACGGCGGCGACCTCACCCTCGATGCCGGGGTCGAGAAGGCCGTCATCGCGTACACCGGCGAACACCCGGCCGTGCACCGGCTCAAGCAGGCTGAGGCCGACTTCCGCGCCGGGAAGATCGACGGCGATCAGCTCTATTCCCAGTTCGCGACCGCCCGGGTCCAGGCCCCCCCCACCACACACAGGGCCGCCCTGGGAGTCCTGGACAAGGAAGCCCTGCGGGTTGCCCGGGACAACCCGACCCTGCCGCCGTACGTCCGATCCACGCTGGCCGGGCAGCCCGCCTACGGCGCCCCCGGCTATTACCCCGTCTCCCTCGCCGGGATGAAGCACAACTGGGAGCCTGCGCCCCGGCTCAGCTCGACGGACATCAGCCAGATCTTCCGCACCTCCGACAGCGACCTGAACGCCCTCGACCCGATCCATGCGCAGGCCGTCCGTGACCTGCGCGAAAACATCCTGCGGACCGGGCTGCGCGGCGAGCCGGGCGTGCCCACCGGAAGCCCCTGGTCGGAAGCCACCCGCAACGACGTCGTCAACCACTACCTCGGCATCCACATGGCGGATGGCGGGGAGATCCCCCGCGACCGGCTCGACTTGTACCGGGCACTGCCGGGCGACGTGCAGACCCTGGTTTTGAAGACCGTCCGGAAGCGGCTGGCCGGGCAGAGCGACAACCACGCGAAGACCAGAACATGGATGGCGCTGCGCGAGCTGGAAGGCGACAGCCCTCTGGACGGTGCGACCCGCGACGCCCTCGTGGCAGCCTCCGACAAGTACGCCCGTACCGGGGCCGCGAAGGCCGACGCCTACCGCCAGATGGACCCGGCCGCCTTCCGGTCGCTGCCCGACTTCGCCCGGGGAGCCATCAAGACGGACCTGCGCAGCTATCAGAAGCGGCTGGAGAACGCCGGGCCGTCACGCTGGTGGTCGCCGCAGGACAACGCCCTCGCGGCGTTCCCGAACGCCCTGGCAGCACACCTGGAAGGTTCCCGGGTGGTGCCCGCCGACCGGGAGTCGCGCAACGTCGCCGACATCGCCAGCTACGGCCGGGACCTGGTCGCCCCGGCGTCCCGGGTGGAGACGTACAACAAGGTCACCCCGATCAAGCTGACGGGGCTGCCGGACGCGACGCAGAAGGCCGTGTTCGACGACCTGGGCAAGATCGAAAACGACTCGTCGTTGCCGTTGCAGACCCGCTACGACGCGGCGATGAACAAGGACGTCCTGCTCAAGCTGAACAGCCAGGTCACCCTCACCCCCAACCAGGTGTCCGCCGTCCAGGCCGCCGACCCGCACCCGACCGCCGGATACTCCGACCCGTCTGCGGCCCTCGCCTTCCACAACCTCAGCAAGGCCGACTACGACGCCCTGTCGCCGACCTTCCGCGAGGCCATCGACGAGCGGATCAACAACCTGCCCGCTTCCCCCCGGCAGGTGATGACCGCCAAGTTCCACCCGGCGCCGGTCGTCTCGAACCTGCCGTCGGGGACGGTGCCGACGTCCGTGCAGCCGAACGTGCCGCAGCACGTGCAGGACGCCCTCGACACCATCTACGGCGTCCACCCGAAGTCGCACACGATGGCCCACCAGCTGTCCACCTACGGCGGGCTGCGCGGCGGCGACTTCAACAACCTGAACGTCCAGGAGCAGCAGCACCTCCTGTCCGACCTGTCGTTCATCCAGACGACCGCGAAGGGGCCATCCGCCACCAAGGCGGGCAAGCTCATCGACCGGTTCACCCCGCCCGGCACCCCCGCCGGGCAGACCCCCGGCAACCCGGCGATCATCCCCCCGGCGAACTCCGTCCCCGGGCAGGTCCGCTACGCCACCCCGCTGGTCGGCACCCTCGTGCAGGCCACCAACAAGGGCAAGGGCGGCGACGGCTGGATCTCCACTCCCGGCGGCAAGAGCGTCTGGGGCAAGTACGGCGCGGCCGGGCTGCTCCTCATGCATCAGGACCCGGGCACCGGCGAGAAGCGCTACCTGATGGTCCAGCGCGGGCCGGGCATCTCCGACCCCGGCAAGTGGCAGTTCCCCGGCGGCGCCATCGACGAAAAGGAGACCTTCCACCAGGGCGGCGCCCGCGAGGTCATTGAGGAGCTGGGATTCAAGGATTCCGACCTGGCGTCGGCGGCGATCCACGGCGAGCACACCAACGCCATCCCCGGCACCACCTGGAAATATGTGTCGATCGCCGCGCAGGTCCCGAAGATGCTCAAGCCGGACCTGTCGACGCACCACGCCCGGCAGGAAACCTCCGACGCCAAGTGGATGACCGAGTCGGAGATCAAGGCCCTC